TGTATCTGCATAAGATAGAGTTACACCCTCGCTACTAGCACCAGTAAATGTAGTCTGATTAGCAGTAGCAGTATAGGTGTGAACTCTTCTTACTCCGTTGCTTGGACTTGTTCCTATGTATGGCATTATTTACTCCGTAGGCTTATCAGGAAACTTAAAATCTTTATCACTCATTGACTTAAATGTTTTAGTTATATCTCTAAGTTCTTGTCTGTAAGTTTTCCATTTAGCAGACATTGTTACATCTGAATTTGCTAACCAATCTGTTTCAACTAGTAAGTTATTTCTTTGCTCTCTTAAATCGGCTAAATCTCTATCAGCTTGTCCATCTGTCCAAGCCTTTTCTCTTGCATCTCTAGCTTTTTCTTCTTCAGCAGTGTAGGCAATTTTTTCGCCATTTATCATTTTATATCTTGTCATTATCTCAACCCATATAATTTAAAAACACCACTTGCAATATCGCCACTTGATAAGGAAAATTCAACTCCACTTAATGCAGATTGACCACTGTTGTAATATCCACCTGTGTGTAACAATCTTGCATTTCCGTCTGAATCAGCAGTAATTGAAATACTTGTAAAACATTTAAAATTATCAGTAGCTAGTGGGTCAAAAAGTGTTATTTGAAAATTTGTGTGTTCACCTGCTTGGTCACCTAACTTTTGTCCTCCTGCATTAGCAAATTCTGTATCACCTGCTTCATTTACACCTGTTAAAGTAGATGAATTACTAACACCTTTAATTTGAATTGACTTATGAACACTGCCAGTAATAAGAGAACCACCACTCATAAAGTCTAAATTTAAAGATACTGCGTTGCCAACTGAATGTATATTACTTCCTATAATTTTATAAACCTTAAATGCTGATGTAAAATGACCATCTATTTGTACTTGCCCAACATTACTTGAAACTGTTGAAGTATGCAAAAGAACCATATCAATACCAGTACCAGTAACTGATAGATTACCACCTACACTAGCATTACTACTTATAGTTGCACTATCAACACTAATAGACGTAGGAAATACTGTTGTTATTTGATTGCCAAGATAACCCATTATGTAATCTCCATGATAGATAATGTAATCGATACCTTGTCTGCTACAGAACAATCTACTTGTAATTTATCAGTAGTTTCTAAAACAACCTTATTACCTGATAATATTTCTAATGATGATCCTACTGGGATAGGTGCATCTTTCAGTAAAAATGTTGTTGTGTTTGTAGCTGCTCTACCACCACCACTTGTATCAGAAACCAACTTAATATCTGCTGTTACCTGGCTTGTATGAACATTTGCTATGACTAATCCTAGTATAACAGTCGTAGTGCTACTTGGTGTAGTGTATAAATCCTCTGGTGTTCCTGCACTTGCAGGCATAACATCGTGAGATACTACTTTAAAAGTGTTTGCCATTTTTTCTCCTTATCCTAAAGCTATTGCAAGTGCTACAGCATTTGACTCTGCCGTTGCTTCTGTTACAGCACCAATGTCACTTATGACTTCACTTGCACTTCTACCTTCTATTGTTGTGCCATTTACTCTTAGAAAGTCATCATCTGCTACACCTGATCCGAAAGTGGCCACATTGCCACTAGATATACCTGATGTTGGTATTTGTGATGTAAGTGCCAAAGTTCCTGCTGTTGTTGGTAAAACTATGCTTATATTACCTGAGAAATCTGAATGAGCAGGAGCAGTAAGTTGTGCGTAATGTGCGTTTGCCGATTCACAGTAAAACCTAACATAAGACTGTGAGCCACCATTCTTGATTGATATTGCACCCTGAGATATATCAACACCAGTTGATCCATCTATTCTGACAACACCACTACCATTTGGACTTAGTGCAATGTTGCCATTTGACACAGAAACAATATCATTACCATTTACATCTAAATCCCCACCTAACTGTGGGGAAGTGTCCTCAACAATATTTGACATAGTACCTGCTGCAAGACCTGATACTAAAGAGTTTCTTGTTATCTTTTTTAAACCACCACCAGATGTATCAACTGCAACTAAAACATCGTCACTTGCCACACTTGTTATTTCAGACAAAGAAGTAATCGATACTGGGTTAAAGTTTGTACCATCAGCAATCAGTAAGTGACCTGCTGTGTTTGTTCCCATAGTTAGGTCATCGCCACTTATAGTAAGATCACCAGTAATTGTTGTATCACCACCAACTGTTAGATTACCTGCTACAGCTAATGTTGAGTCAGCCACAGTAGCATTTGGTGTATGGGTTAGATAAGTT